GCCGCCGACAAATAACAACCATATAATTCCCAAGTTTCTAATACTTGAGGAGCCAATGCACCATTACCACCGTCTAGTACTTCGATGTTTGTTTGGAACTTATAGTCTTGACCAGAACGAGCAGATGCTTGTTCTACAAAGTCCATTTGCTTTTGTAACTGCTGACCAGTTGCTCTAGCAATTTGACCAGAAGCATCATCACGAATGTTAATCGTTAGCGGGTTCCACGTGTGCTTACCTGGTAGATAAATTCTTGAGTTGTAAACTTGTAACGTAATTTCATCAAACGTTACTTGAGGTCTCGTTACGTCCATTACTTGCTTTGTTAACTCTAATCCTGCGCTAGTGTCAATACCAAAATTTAAGAAATTGACTCTAAAGCGGAATTGTAGTTTAGGCATTAATAGACCTTGGTTCCCTCCAGCATTGTCAGATGCTACGGTCATGTTAAACAATGATTGTGAGGCTGTTGCCATTTAAATTCTCCTAATTAATATATATATTTATCTAAAAAGTTGAGTACCCCCGAAGGGGTACTCACTTATTCTTACTGTGCTCCGCCGCTTAACTCACCTGTATTGAAGATACGAACTGGGACATAGATGAATTCAACCGCTTTAACTGGTTCAATTGCAACGTCAACCCAAAGTTCATTTCTGTCAATTCTAGCAGGTGTGTTGTTTGATTCATCACACACTACAAGATAGTCAAACAAGCCTCGTTTAGCTACCAACTCAACAAACAATGTTTCAACAACACCACTTACTTGCTGTCTAGTCACTGCATCGTTAGGCTCGAAAATAAACGGTCTTGTTGCGAGCGTTAATTGTCTGCGAACAAAAGCAACAAGTCTTGCAACATTGATTCTATCAAGTGATGATAGTGATCTGAAACTTGTCTTGTTACCATAGTTAAGCAAACCGTTACCTGTAAAGAATACAAGTGGGTTGATTTCGTTAGTGTAAAGAACGTCACGAAGACCTACTCGTGTCCTAGTTGTTACAAATTCGCCGGTTGAACTATCAATATAACCGATATTTGTAGCATTGTCAATGATACCACGTCTTGTACCAGCTGGAGCTAACCAAGGGAAAGAAATAGTATCACTACGCAACATTGTTCTGATCATCATGTGAGATGGGGGAACTGCTACTAAGTTACCACCTAAGTCTGGTGCAATACCGCTTGGATAGAATAGACCCATGTAAGTGTTGCGAGAAACTAATCCATCTTCACCTGTTGATGTTGCTCCAGCTTCGTTAGTAGCCCATGCTTGAACAGCAGTAGCATCATCTTCAAGTCTCATTGGAGTATCACCGATGATGAATGCAGTTTCACCTCTATCAGAGTTAAGTGTAATCATGTTAGGCTGAAGTTCTGGATATCCAGGAGCCGCCATCAAGTTAAAGAAGTTATCTTCTTCTCTGATCGCAGTGTTAGAATCAATTGCTGATCTCATTGCCTGCACAACCATTGCTCTTTGTGCCTTACGACCCATGAATGGAGATCCATCAAAGTTCAAACCTGATACACTTACCCATGCATTCTTTTGTGCAGGTAGTGTTTCATCTGGGAAACGATTGATGTTATAGTAGTTAACACGATATTGCTTAACATTGTAACCTGAACGTCTTGTGTTAAACAACAACATACCTACTGGATAAAGTGCTGATTCTGGTGCATCTAAATCTAAGTAATCACTTGTCAACAAGCCAGTGATACTTGGAATAGGATCATTGATTGGATCAACCGAACCACTAGTACCCCAACGTGCATCAGCAAAAACAACACCGTCTGATTCTTCTTGGTTAGAGTTGTCAATGCGGACCCATTGATCAACACCTTCAACACGCTGCCAACGATTGATTACTGGATAGTTTTCTAAATCAGTAGTGTCAATCCAAAGATCGCCCCAAACAAGAGCAGAGCCATCTGACTGAGCAGTTGGCTCAGATGCAGATACGATTGGGCCTGCTGGATCCGTTTGGTTTGCGCCCAATGCAGGGAAACCGTTGAAATCAAAGTTTGTATTTCTATAACCTTGCCATCCTGATGACGTTCTAACCATAATGTCTACTTCATCAATTACTGAGTAGAACCAGTTATCACCACTGTCTGGGGCAGTTACAGGAGACGACTGAGATGCAGTTATTTCAAACTCTCTCCAGTTAGATAACTGAACAGTATATTTAGGAGCACCTGTGCCTGAAACTACAGTAACAGCTTGTACTGCGCCGGCACCATCAACTTCTCCAACATAAACTACTAAGTCATTTGCTGGACTTTGACCACCTAAGTCTGTTCCCAAGAACGTGACTTGTTCGCCAACAACGTATCCTGAACCAGCGTCAGCAATAGAATCAACGCTGTAGTTTTGTAATAGATTTCTAACTGATAATTCTAAACCAGTACCTACACCTGTGCTTGAATCAGCAGTAGCAGAAAGAAGTCTAGTGTCAAAATATCCTTCTTTAACACCCGGTGTTGCACCAATAATAAATCCAGCTTCGGCTGCAACGCCTGCGCTAAATCCATCATTTTCGTAGTCATCAATAATGATAACGCCACCTTCGGTGTGTTCTAATCTAATAGCACCATCATCTGTAACACTTGCGTTAGTGAATGGAATGCCCGCCGCAGACCATGCAGTTACAAATTGTGTTGCACCGTCACCATTTTGTAAGTTTACAGTATAAGTAGAACTCAATGACGAACCGCCTTGAGGATACGCTCCAAAAGGAAGTGATACTTGAACAGTAAATGATACTGGACCAGTGAATGAAGGCGCATTATTTGTACCTACTACAACTGTTTCGCCTTGTGCAATACGCTCCCAATAATAAATTGGTCCCAAGAGCGGAAAAGACTGAGGATATTCGGCGTAAATTGTTCCAGCTTCGATGTTCTTTCCACCTGATGGATCAAGTGTTGCAATAATATCCCAATCACTGACTGAAAATTCAACATCTTTAGGAACCCAAGAAACTGTTAGTTCGTCCCAAACAGAAATTAAAGGATTATAACCATTTCCTGCTTCACCAACTTTGATAAAGACTGAACCTGTTGGTCTAGAGAATAATTGTCCTTGACCCCAAAGAGGTTGCTGTGCTGCCGTACCAAAAACCAAAGACGGTTGATAATGTGTTCCAGAATCAATACCTAAGTCTGCTAAGATGGTACCTGTCCCTGAAAGTTCAAGTCTATATGGTTCATTATTTTGTGAGCCGCCGACTTGACCCGAGTAAAGATTTAACTTGCCATCAACCACACGTGATGTTAGATATTGAATACCTAAGCCATTGATAATACTACTCACGCCGTTAACATTATTGTTTGGTGAAGCTGGTACAGTAATATCTACTTCAAAGTTGTCACTTAAGTTAATAGTTAATACGTCACCTGAGCTAAGTGCTGGATTTGCTTCTGATCCTGATACTGTAGCGTGAGACTCGAACCAATCAACGGAACCTAAAGCAACCCAATTGTTATTAAAATCTTTATAGAAAAACTGCTGAGCCGTAGGTGCTGTAGCAAAGTCATAAGTAGGAATAGCGACTACTGCGTAATCACCGATTGATCCTAAACTTTGTACTGGAGTGCCACCTGATAATAATGATGCACTGTCAATTACGATAGGCTCTTGTAATGTAAATTTACCAGTTTCTTGGTTGAATTCATAGATTCCCCAAGAACTTGAAGCAGTGTCTAACCAATAAGTTCCGTCTTCGGGCTCACCTGCTGGGCGACCTGTTCTACCGATCAAGCCACCTAAATCGATGTCTGCTCTTACGCAGAATACTGAATTCGATGCGCCTAATGCTGAATACGCTGCCAACAAGCCATACTCGTTAAGTTCATAACCCTGAATTGGATCACCATTAGAAGTTTGATAGAATAATGGATTACCATAAAGAGTAACGAGATCACGCTGGCTTGTAATTCTGAAAAGTTTGCCTGCGTTTTCTGGTCTTGTTCCTGATGCAACCCTAGTTGATGTAGGATCTGCTTTATTCTCCGCTGTGGCTAAAAGAATAAATGGAGTTGAGTTTGTAGGCGCTGGTAAGTATTGCGATTCATCAACAATCGATACTTCTACGCCAGGAGATGCTAGTGCCATAATATTTTTTCCTTATGTTGTATAATTATGAGGTTTACCACCTAGTTTGTTCATATCTTTATTTAGCAAAAAAACAAAAAAACATTGGATATAGGAACCTTCGAAGGTTTTTGTTAAATACTGTTATGACACAAAAAAGACCTATATGCTCACAATGTAATAAACATCCATGTGCTGTTAACTATAAAAAGAATGGTGTTACTCATTATCGTAGCATTTGCGATCATTGTGGAAAAAATCGAGCAAAGAAAAAACCCAAGATTTATAACTGGGAAAAAGCTGGCTACAAGAAAAAAACAAGTTGTGACTTATGTGGATTTCAAAGCATTTATTCTACACAAATGACTGTGTATCATATTGATGGCAACTTAAACAATGTAGCATATAGTAACCTAAGAACTATATGCTTGAACTGTGTTGAGGTCGTTAAAAAGAAAGAAGTTACTTGGAAACGAGGGGACTTACGAGTTGACTATTGATTCTACTTTTGCTTGCAATTCTTCTACTGAACCGTTGTTATCTATAATGTAGTCATAGTCTATTCCCACACTGCTGTATTCACTAGCATGAGCACCAGACTCTAATAATCTTGCTTTTGCCAGTTCCCATTCAGCATTTTGTAGTCCTTGATTAACAATCAACGCATCTTGGTACCAGCTTGGTTTTTCACCCCTCTCGACTCTTATTGCAATACCACCTGAGCGTTTGATAGCTTCGATTTCATTGGGAAATCTACAGTCTGTGATTACAATATTATCATTGGTTTTTCTGATTTGGTTTTCAACTGTTGCGACCCAGATTTCATTGTGAAACCCTAGTCTACCAACTTCTGTGCCCCATTGTTGTAATATCCATCTGGGAGTAAGATAGGGAATGCTTAATCTATTTGCCCACCATTGGTCAACTTCTTCACGCCAAGTTCTGCTATCTGGGGTAGTACCTTCAAGCATTTCTCGGTCCCAGTCAAATATAACAGAAACAGCGTCTTTGAGTGCTCCAGCAAAACTTAGTTTCTTAAAATTATAGTGTGTACAGAGGTAGTCAGCGGCAGTGTCTTTACCTGATCCAATAAACCCTGTAATACCAATAATTTTAGACAATATGCTCTCCCAAGATATTGCTTAATTATACTAGAATTGTTTTTGAAAGTCAACTATTATGGTTATTAACCTTGGACCCAAGTTAAAGGTTGTGAATAATCTACATAATCTTTCAAGTCTTGTATCAATCTGGCTTGCTCAGCGTCACCTTCAGCCTTCATTGCCGCACCGTTCAATGCAGTACCGCCACCAGGACCAGCGATTGTAGCAAACTTTTCACG